TGACGAACCTCAGGTTCGTCAGGTTCTGCTGGTACGTCAGGAAGTTCAGGTTCAAATGGAAGTAGTGGCACCTCAGGGTCGTCAGGTACATCAGGTGTTGCAGGTTCATCAGGGACAAGTGGCACGAGTGGCAGTAATGGTAGTGATGGTTCATCAGGTACGAGTGGTCAAGCAGGTTCATCAGGAACAAGTGGAACATCATTTGAAAGTCCATATACAGGAAATATAGTTGTAACAGGTTCAATAGATATAACAGGTCAATACCTTGTTAATGGTGTTCCTGTTAGTGGTGATAGAAATGGTTTAATCACAACAGGTAGTGTTAGTTCAACACAACAAATTACAGGTAGTTTAATATTAGGTGACTTAATAGTTAGTGGAAACTTAGTTGGTAACGCAGTAAATCAGGGTTTAATTAAAATTAAAAGTGAAGCGTACGAAAGTGGGTCAATTCAATTTGAAAATTATATTACATCGTCAGCACCAATATCACAATCAAACTTTATTTTTGGTAGTCCAAATGGCGCACCATCAGCAGCCTTTACAGGTTCAGTTATTATATCAGGTTCAAATAATATTATTTTTAATGGTTCAAGAACAAGTACATTAGGACAAGGAACATTAGGTTATATCGGTGGTAATAATAATATTATTAATACTATACCTGTAATTTCAACATCATCATTTTTAAATAGTAATATCTTTTTTAGTAATGCTAATACTCATAATTCAACATTTACAATAGATGCACCTGCAACTGGTGCAATAACAGACATTAACTATTTTAATCAAATTTCTAATAATTATTTAGGTAGTCCTGTTACATTAAGACATAAGAGTGGTTCATTTAATATGACCAATAACAATTCACAAGGTACTATAAATTCATTTGCAACACAATCTGTTTTATTTACGTCAGGTTCAGTAAGTGGACCAACTATAAATGGTAACGTTCACGCTGGTAGTACAACCACATTATCACACATTAGTAGTTCAATTTTATATAGTAATAATATAAGTAATTCAGGTAATTTACTTATTAGAAACTCAGCAACACATCCTGCGGCAACAAATGGTTCAGGTTCAGTTTCTGTAGCTAATAACATATTTGGTGGTGGTGTAACAACATTAACAATATCAGGTAGTGGTGCACAATTTTCAAAAGGTGTAAATAATAATATTATAGTTGGTACTACAAATGAATTAAATGTTATTAGTAGTGGTTCAAACGCTTTTGTGTCAAACACAGGTATAATAGGAAATAGTTTAATAGTAAGTGGTTCTAATGGAAGTGCTACTGTAGGTGGTTCAACATTTGTTGGTAGATTTAACGCAACAGGTTCATTACAAGAAAGTACAAATGAAACAGTATTTGTAGTAGGAACAGGAACGGCAGCAAACAATAGAAGAAACGCTTTACGTATTGATAGTAATAATAACTCAAACTTTACAGGTTCAGTTAATATATCAGGTTCATTAAGTGTTAATGGTGTTCCAGTTAGTGGTGATAGAAATGGTTTAATTACAACAGGGTCAGTAAATGGAACACAATCAATTACAGGTTCATTAGTATTTGGTAATAACACTAACGCAGCACACTCTACTATATTACAAGTACGTGCGTTTGATAGTTCTAATCAAGCCTTATCAGTTACAGGTTCAGCAAATTTTAATACTAATAACGTAACAATAACAGGAACCCAACCTAATAACGCTTCTAATACTTTTGTTATAGTTTCAGGTTCAATGAAAATGAGTGACCCATCAGGTTCACTTAGAATTGCAACTGCAAACAATCAACCTCAATTATTTTTTAATCCGACAAGGAAAGTTGGTTTCTTCTTAGGTCAATCAAATATGGACCAGGTTAATACACAATTTGGTATTACCGATGATAGCACTGACAACTACACAATGGGTGGTAACTTTAATAACTTTAGAACAGGTTCAAATAACTTGATGTTAGGTGTTCAGAATATTAGTTTAAGGTCAGGTTCTAATAATATAATTTTTGCACGTGACACACAATACAATACAGGTTCTAATAACTTAATATTAGGTAAAGGACCGAGTGGTATTAATGAATGTCAAGAATATTTCAACTTACAATTACCTAATAGTAACGACCCTATTATGTTTAAGAGTGGTAGTGCTAACCCATTAACGTTGAATAGTAATACAGTAATATCAGGTTCATTATTAGTAACAGATAAAATAAACAATCTAAAAATATGGACTGGTAGTGCTAATGTTAATAGTATTGGTATTGGTAATAATACATTAAACTCTCAAACAGGTTCATCATTAAATAATATTGCAATTGGTGGTGGTGCTTTACAAACTAATGTAACTGGTGCTAATGTTGTAGCAATAGGTAATGATGCTTTAAGAAATAGTGTAGTAGGGTTTAATTTAGCAGTAGGTGCGTCCGCACTAAATGCAAACACCACAGGAGAATATAATATTGCAATAGGTCAATCATCAGGTCAAGCAAATACAATTGGTCAAAAGAACACATCAATTGGTTGGAATAGTTTTGTTAATAATACAACAGGTTCAACCAATACAGCAATAGGTGCACAATCATTACAGAATAACATTAGTGGTTCAGGTAATGTTGCAATAGGAAATAGTGCAGGTTATTACTCAACAAGTTCAAATGAGTTTTTTGTTGGTAATGATAATTATGGTAGTGTTAATACTGAAAGAAGTGGTTCATTATTTTGGGGTCAATTTAATAGTACCACAGCGAACCAAACATTACAGATTAATGCACAAACAAATATTAAAGGTTCATTAACAGTAACAGGTGGAATTAATTATTCATCAGGTTCTAACACAACAGTAGGAACAGCAGTATTAGATGGTGCAAACCCTGCTACAGTTACAGTTTCTAATAGTTTAGTTACAGCTAATAGTTTAATATTCTTAACCAAACAAACTAACAATCATCCTAATGCAGGACCTGTTGTTGTAAGTTCAAAAGGTAGTGGAACATTTACAATAACATCAAACCATAACGGTGACACAGACATTGTTGCTTATCAAATCATTAACCCTGCGTAATGGATATAGAAACTATAACAACTATAATGGATGATGTGTTGAAAGGGGTATTGGACCTTAAAGAATATCCTTACTCCGCTAAACAACGATTTGGAACTGGCAATAAAGTTGCTACAGGCTCTTTACGCGCATCTATTATGGTAGTCCCTACATCACGTAAGGGTGTTATTAGTTTCCAAATATTCGCTAACGATTATTTTCAGTGGGTGCAGTCAGGAAGGAAACCAAATGACACACCAGGTAAAGCAGTTCCAATTGATGCAATATTAGATTGGATGAGTGCAAGAGGAATATTTGCAACAGATAGACAGAATAATAATTTCGGTGCATTACAATCTCAAGTTTCTACTGCGTATATTATAAACAAATCACGTATTAAGAAAGGAAAGAAAGCACTACCGATGAAAGTGTTGCTTGATTGGATTAAAGAAAAGAATGTAAAGTTCAATATTGACTTACAAAAAGGTATGGCGTTCGCTATACAAAAGAATATAAAAGAGTTTGGTATTTTACCAGCAAATATAGAAGATAAATTTTATGATAAATTAGAAAGTAGTCCAGTGTTTATTGATGCGTTAGAACAATATACGTTCCAACAATTTGAAGCAATGGTTGAAAATATTTTTATCAGCACTAAAAAAGAAACAATATGAGTTTTGGATATGGAGCAATAACAAGCGGTAGTCCCATTAATAGCTACTCACAAGTAAGAAGGTCCGTTGATATGATTTATCAACGTGGAAATACCTATAACATAAACCTAACAGGAACAACATACGTCCCTTCAATGGAAATGGCTGTTGATTTATATGCTGACGATATTAAGGTCGGTAATATGACTGTAGTACCGTATAACGTGTCACAAAATGGTGCAGTATTTACGTACAACTTTAACGTGAGACCATATGACTATCTATCTAATTATATTCAATCAGAACATTATAGATTTTATTGGTTAAACGATTGGCAATCAACTGCAAATCAAATCAATGTTAATAACCCATATAAGAATGAGATTAAAGCAAACTTTAAATATGGTTATAGATATTTGAGTGGAACTACAATCGTTACAGAATGGACAGGTGCAACGCCAACAAATGATTTTGAACACTATTCACCAATACCTGATTGTCCTACAGTATATGACACGTTTAGTGGCTATACAAATACAGGTAAGTATTTTGATTTAGTTGGTGGAGCATTCCAATTAGATGAGAAATATATATTACCTAACTACGACCAAACGGTAGGACAGGTTGCTGAATTGAATGGTGGCTATACTGCAACAATTGATAGTAATTTAAACTTAGCACCGATTAGTCAATTCTTAATGAGTGGACCTACACTACCTGAAGCAAGTGAAACATCAAGATTTTTAACTGATGCACCACGCATTCAAACTATACAAACTAATGAAAATTATGTATTATATTACTTAAACGGATTAACAGGTGATAGACAATATACTGAAACAGATTATTGTTACTTCCAATTTTATGATGAGAATAATAATCGTGTACAATACTTTTCACAACCATTGAATTATGCAGCTACATACGCACAACCAACAGGATATACTGATAATTTAACTATCAATGCACTTCCTTGTGGACCTGTAGATATTAATAACATATTTGCAACAATAGATTTTTCAACGATTGCATATTATACAGTTCAATTATGTTATGGTACTGGTACTCCAGCGGGACCGATTAGTGAGTTATTCTATTTTTATGTGGAAACAAACTGTCTACCACAAAATGTTAGAGTAGCGTTTTTAAATAATAGAGGTGGATTTGACTACTACACATTTACTGCGTATAGACAAGACACTAAAAAAATAACAAGACAAACATATGATAGTAGATATTATCAAACCAATCCTAATACTCCCGATAGAGATATGGGTAGAACCGTTAAAACGTTTGCTACTGATGTTGAACAAGAAATAGAATTAGAAAGTGATTTTATTTCAGTAAGTATTGGTCAATGGTTGGAACAATTATTCTATTCACCACAAGTGTATATTATGAAGCCTGATTATATTTCACCTATTGATAGACAAGATAAAGTGTACAAGGATTTACAGCCAGTGCAAATACTATCAACTGAAGTACAAACAATTACTAAGAAGCACCAAAAATTAAATAAATACAAAATCACAATGAAGGTGGCAAACAACTTTTTTGTGAATAAAGGTTTCTAATATATGCAACAACAAACAGTATTAAGGGTTCAAACAAATATACCATCACTAACTTTATCGGGTACAACCACGTATGAATTTTTAGATTTGTACGATGATATACCTATCAAGATAAATAAATCATTTGCTGAGTTACAGGACATATCAAAAAAGAACACTGACTTTTCAGTAAATCTTTCTTTACCAGGTTCAAAAAGAAACAACAGATTTTTTGAAAGTTTCTTTAACGTGGATATAGATGCGTTGTATTTCTTTAGCAATAAGAAGACACCTTGTGATGTATTGATTGACGACCAATCTTTCTTTAATGGTTATATGAGGTTGAATAAAGTGTCAGTGCTGGATAGTAAGGTAGAGTATGACGTAACATTATTTAGTAGTGTAGCTAATTTATTCGGTGATATAGGAAACAAGCTATTAAAAGATTTAGATTTTAGCGACCCTGATTATACTTTTAACCACACATTCAATATAAATAATGTATTTGAACCATCGCAAGACCAGGAAACAAATTTTGGTTTAAATCGTGAAGCACCTTATATGTATTTCTATCCTATTGTTCACAATGGATATGAATATTCAGGCTCAACACTTAATGTTAGTGGTGGTACAACAAACGAACAGACAAGATTTTATACATCAACAGGACCAATATCAGGATGGACAACTGAAGCAGCAATGTTTGCAGCAGGTGTTCAGCATTATAGAATTAATACACCAGGTGAAGGTTTATATGACAATCAATTAAAACCTGCATTAAGTATGTGGGGTTTATTGAAATTGATATTCAAGACATACGGATATAGTATTACATCAGACTTTATGAACACGCCGTGGATGAAGACCTTATATATGTATGGTTATTTCAGTTCAAGTGCAACAAAATTCAGTTACAATATAAGTACAATTGATTATCTACCACTTGAAGGTGTTGAATTAATTTATAGTGGTAGCACAACACCAGGTAGTCCATTAGATATTATTGTTTGTAAAAGAGGTACAGGTGTTCCTGTATATTGTTCTGAGAATATTAATTATGGGTTCGCAAATATGTTCCCTTATAGTGAGTTTGGTACAATACCAACAGGAACGAGTGGTAAAACAATTACTGCAGTTGAGGGATTTGATTTTGGATTTGAAGTAGATGGTGTACCTGTTGCGCCACTAAGTACGTTGAAGTATTTACCTAAATCAGTAGGTCAACCAGTAATATTTCAAGAAGGTGATGCAGTTAATTTTAACTTAGTGGTGGACCAAAACATCAAACAGATAGATATTATATCATCAATAGCTAAGAAGTTTAACTTAGTATTTATACCTAACCCTAATAATCCACGTGATATTATTATTGAGCCTTATTCTTATTATATTGGTACAGGTGTAATACACGATTGGACAAGTAAATTATCTTACGATAAAGGATTTTCAGTTGAACCTGCACTTAATTTTATTGATAGTAACTTAATTTTTACTGATGCGGAAGATGGTGATTATGGAAATAAAGAATTTAAGGATAGGGACAAGCAGGTTTATGGAACGCAATTGTTTTATGGACCAACAGATTTTAAATCACAAACAGGTGTTACAGAAACAATCTTTTCACCTGAGGTATTAAGACAGTGGGACACAAGAGACCAACCGAATAATGGTGGTATTAAATTACCATTAGGTATTAATTATGTCGGTTCATCAACAACCGAAGAAACTGCTGGTCTTAGTCAAACATTTTACGCTTATAAGGGATTAAAAACAAAACCAAAACTATTTTGGTTCTTAGGTTGTCATAACTTATTCTTAGACACGTTAGGTGAGACATATACTGGTCCTTATAAAACATATCAAATAGGTGTTTTATCATCAGATAATTTAACGCAAATAACATCACCAACAGCACCAATCATTTCACACACGATGCCGATGGGTATGGCTGATGCTGATAAGATTAATAATGATAGTGCGTGTATATTGTTCCAATCTGAGTTACCAGTAGATATTGGTGTGCAGACATATAACGTATATACAGAAAATGATGCGTATAGTTTATTTTACGATAATAGAATTAGTAATTTATATAACTCAAATACAAGATTTGTTAATGGATTTTTTGATTTGAAATATTCAGACATTATCAACTTAGAACCAAAAGATATTATTAAAATACAAGAACAATACTTTTACGTTAATAAAATATCAGAATATAATTTGGTTAATCCTGAATTGACAAGGGTTGAATTGGTGCAGACAAATTTAAATCCACAAACATATCCAACAAGATATTTCAAATATCAGTACTGCGACCAAACAGGTTATACATTTGCAATAGCTACAGATTTTACTAACCCTAATTTAAGGGACACAAGTTTTGGTTGGAGTATATGGTATGACCAAATGATTGGAATATTAGGAAATACATATTCAGGTGTAACATCATCGTTAAGAAATAATAGGGACACTGGTACTTACTATATTCCATTTACAATGAATGAAATTAGTGAGAGTGAATATAAAAACTCAGGCTACATAAATTGGACTGGTGACACAATGTTAGAAGAAGTTTGGAATTACGTAAATCCAATCTTCCCAAATACAACTTATGCATTTGGTTTAGGTCTACCTGCTTTTTGGAATAGCAATATTGATAGCACAACAGGATTAAACTTATTTACAGGATGTACGCAGTTTTTTAGCTACGCATCAACATACACAATATTAACAGGTTCATCACAACATTATGGACCACCATTAACAGGAAGCTGCTTCAACTACTACACACACTTCCAAACATCAGGTAATACTGAAGGAGTTATAAGGGAAGTATTAATAAATGACGACTTTACAACTTATGTTGGTGGTCAATTTAGAAAATATAATGGAATAACATATGGCGGAATAACAGGTGAAACTGGACCTAATATGATTAAATTAAATTATAATGGTTCGGTAGACCCATCATTTACAAATTATGGTTTTACAGGGGGAACTGGAACAGGGGTATTTACAATTAAAAAACAATCAACAGGTAAATTAATTGTAGGTGGTAATTTCACATCATATAGTGGAAACACAAGACAGGGTATATTAAGATTAAATACAAATGGAACATTAGACACAACATTTAACGCAACATCAATAATAAGTGTATTTGTTGGTGGTGGAGGTATAAATGATGTAGAAATATTAAGTGATGATACTATTATTGCAGTGGGTGGATTTACAATATCTGGTTCAAGTCAAACATCAATTGCTAAATTTAATAATACTGGTGGATTAGCAACAGGATTTACAAGAAACCTTGTTAATACAGGTGCAACAATATATGACGTTGAGGTATATGGCGAACAATTAGGTGGTGCGTTAAGAGGTAAAATTGTAGTTTGTGGTAACTTTACAACGTGGGGTGGTGTGACAAGAAATAGAATTGCGGTATTAAATAGTGATGGAACTTTATTTACAACATTTAATCCTGGTACAGGTTTTACAGGAGGTACAATATCAAATGTGGAAATACAAGAAGATGGAAAGATTTTAGTTGGTGGTCAATATACATCATATAATGGAACAACAGGTCTACAAGGTATTTGTAGATTGAATTATGATGGCACATTAGACACAACATTCCAAACATCATTTACAGGTGGAACAACATATAGTTGTTATAGACCTTTATATTTACAAACAGGACAAATATTAACAACGTTTAGTTATTTTAGTGGTACAACCATATATAAATTTGTTAGATTAAATAGTGATGGTTCAATAGACCCAACATTTAATACGGGAACTTATGATAATTTTAATTTTAGTACAGAAAATGCAACCGCAGTACAAGAAGATGGAACAATATATTTTGGTGGTACATTCCAAACATATAATGGTAAAGATTTGTGGAGTATAACTAAACTAACCCCTGATGGATATTTTGTAGAGTGTCCTGAAGATGCACCAGCAGATTTACCAAATACACCTGCAATACAACCTTTAAATTCAAACTCAAGAACTGTTAATTTAACATTAACCAAAACTCCTTTTTACGACACTCAATTCCCTGACCTAACATATGTATTATTAGCAGGACAACGTTACACTGAAATTGATAATTTATATCAATATACATTTACAGGTACAACTACTTTAACAATGTTAGCGGTAATTGGTCCTGTCTTAGGTACAAAACGTGCAAGAATTGATATATATCAAAAATATTTTACTCAAGATGAGGAAAATGGTGATAAGGGTATTGTTAGAGAATTAATAGAAAGCACAACTGCTCTCTTATTTCAAGCTCCTTATGGTTATATAGTTCCTGTAATAGCTAAAACTTTACCTGACGTTACGCCACCATTACCACCAGCAGGACTTAGAAATACAGTATATCGTTTTGAATTTGATGTGGAGGTTTCATTCTATACTGTATAAAACTAAAAGACAATAACAAATAATTTATATTTAATAATATGGGTAGAAAATATATAGGACAGGTAAATAATCAGAACTTCGTATATCCAAATTACGAGATGACTGAGTATGATGCAGAAATTGTACACAATATTAATAACAACTGTATATCAGGTACGGTAACAAGTTTTAGTGCAACCACTATATCAAGTTCAAGTATTACTTTTACTTATAATGGTTCTTATAATTTTAACGGTGCTGACCCATTTAAAGGTGCTATATTAACACCATTAATAGCTACAAATTATTTATCGGTGCACTGTCAAGTTCCAGGTAATACATATATGAACACGTGGAGGGTCGTAGACACAAGAAGTACGACTTATAACCCACCAACTTTACCTACGTCAGGTTCGTGGACAGGAGACACATTTACAATCACACCTGCAACATTTGGTTTAGCAAGTTTCACAAGTGGTACGTATTATTTTGAGTTTAGATTTATAGCTGAAAAATGTTTATATAAAATATGTTCAGCAGTAAGTGTTACAATAACTACTCCAACTCCCACTCCTACAAGAACCGCTACTCCAACCCCTACGCCAACTGCAACTCCTACGCCAACTGCAACTCCTACGCCAACTGCAACACCTACAAGTACACCTACACCAACAGGACCAACTGCTACGCCAACTCCTACAGCAACACCATCTAACCCTTGTTATTGCTTTCCAATTGTGGTTACAGGTAGCACATTACCACCACCTGAAGGTGGCGTTATTGCAACATTAGTATATAACGATTGTTTTGGTACACAAATAGCACGTGCTTTTACAGTAGGACCTGGCACATATTATCAGTGCATACAAGTTATAAGTAGTGTCGTTCAATATGACCCAGTTGGAACGCAAGGAATAGACCAATCTTATTTAACATTAAGTTATTTAACAGGTGATTGTAGAACTGGTTATGTATGTACAGGATATACACCAGCAAGTACAGCAACTCCTACTCCAACTCCAACTGCAACAAGTGTAGGACCAACGGCTACGCCTACTCCAACACCAACTGCTACAAGTGTAGGACCAACTGCAACTCCAACCCCTACGCCTACGGTTACTCCTACGCCTACTCCAACTGCAACAGTAGATTATGATTATTATACTGCGGATGTATATCCTTGTAGTGGTTGTGGTGCTTCAATAGACACTATATTGGTAGCGTTTCCTGCAGGTTCGTCAGTAACAATAAATAGATTTTATTTACCTGTAAGTGGACCTGATGGTAATTCATATAGAATTGCGGCGTCAGCAAGTCCAGGTATTGCTTTCTTATTAACAACATCATTCGGCTCATTTACAACTTGTGCATTAGCTTGTGTAGTATAAAATAAAAATAGAATATGATAGTAAAGATAAACGGTATAGAAACAGAAATTAGCAACTCATTATTTAGTTATGGTGAGATGATAAAAAAGAGGGACGAAATAAACTACATTAGTATAGATTTTTCATCAATCAATCAATTGAAGGGTGATAAGAACATACTAACAACTTGTTTTAAAGAAACAAAAAAAGAATTATTAGCAAATGGCGAATAAGAAACTTATAATAGAAACTGAGGTTAAAACCGATGGGATTGATAAAGCTGCTGCAAAATTAGGTGAATTAAAAAAAGTAAGCAATAAAATATCTATCCAATATGATATTAACGGGAAACCGTTGGATGTTGTTATTGATAAATCATTAAACCTTAGGAAACAAGTTGCTGAATTAACTAAAGCGTTAAGAAGTGTTAGAGAAGGTAGTGATGAATTTAGAGTTTTGGCATCAGCGTTAGGTGGTGCACAAGACCAACTTGCTGCGTCTAATGCTAAGTCAAGAGACTTATTGGGTTCGTTACAATTAATTCCTGGTCCTATTGGTCAGATTGCATCGCAATTAAACGGTGCAATTAGTGCGTTGAAGTTATTCTCAGGATTTAGTTTAAAGGATATTGGGTTTCAATTTAAAGAATTAAATGACGACCTTAATGATATTGTTAAAAACCTATTTGGTGTAGGTGGCGCAGCTAATAAAGCTAAAGCAGAATTAGCAGACACTGGCGCAACAGCTCTTAATACAGTAGCAGAAATAGAAAATACTGCTGCAACAGGAGAAAATACTAAAGCACAATTAGGTAGTGCTGATGCAAAAGGATTAGATGTAGTTGCAACTAAAAAAGACACACTTACTACATTAGAAAATAGTTTAGCGGAAATTGAAAATACAATTGCAATTGAAAAATCTACTTTAGCTAAGAGTAAAGATTTGATGATGCAGTATAATGCAATTGCTGCAACAGGTGGTGCAAGTAATGCTACGTTAGAACAAGCCATTGCTAATGATATAGAAACTTCATCCGAACGACTTAATACTTTAGAGAAACAAAAAAATATTGTAGCTACTGAAATTAGTACAACTAAAACTCAACTTGACACACTTACAAAAGAAGCTAATATAGGTGTAACTGCAAGATTAAGTGCGGCAGTAAGAGCATTAGCTGGTTCAGTATTATTTTGGGTTGGGGTATTAGCAGCAGCAGGATTTGCGGTATATAAATATCTTTCAGCACAAGAAGAACTTAATAAAGAGGAACAACAAGGATTAGATATACAGAAAAAATCTGTAGAAGTTGGACAGGAGAACTTAGGTTTATTAAAGAATTTAATTGTTACAGTAAATAAGAGTGGACTAACTCAACGTGAAAAGAATAAAGCTGTAAATGAATATAATGAAAAGTTAGGTGAAACATTAGGTAAGGTTAAAACTTACGAAGAATTAGAAAAGAAATTAATAACTAATGGTCCAAATTATGTAAAGTATTTGGAGATTAAAGCTAAAGCGGAAGCTGCATACGCACTATCTGTTGAAGCTACAAAAGCAGCGTTACTTAAAGGTGCAGAAGACCCATCAGCAAATGCTACATTTTTTGATAGATTATCAGGTATAGTTGAAAGTAAAAATTATGGTGAAACAGTTAAAAAACAAGGTGCTGTAAATAGGGATATTCAAAAGAAAGAACTTGAAAAAACTGCAACTGATTATTTTAACTTATTCACTGGTTTCCAAAAAGAAGCAAATACTTTAGCGGACCAACTTAAGCTACCTGTTCCTGAAATTAAAATTGACGACAAAAAAACAGACCTTAAGAAGATTGAGAATGATAATAAAGCTGCAAACGCATTATTACTTAAACTTCAACAAGAAAATAGTGTTAATATATTAAATGAGGAAAGAAAAAGACAGGACGCACAATTAAAGATAGATAAGGAAAATGAGGAAAGGGAAGTAAATAATCTTAAATTATCAAAAGATAAAGAGGGATTAAGGGCGCAATTACTTGAACAAATTAGAGTTAAATACGGAATTAAAGTAATTGAACTTAACAAGAAAAGACAGGAAGAAGATAATAAGACGTTTGATGAAAGTCAAAAGAAAGTAAAAGAATATCAAGATAAGATATTTGAAATATTCAATCAGGCTGATGCGGATGAATTATCAAGAAATAAAGCTGCAAGAACTAAGAAATTTGAGGACGATAAAAAAGCAATACAGGATGACACTAACTTCCAAAAACAATCGTTAGAGGAAAAGATTAGAATATTATTAGCGTTAGAAAAAGCATTCAATCAAGATATTGAAAAGTTAGACGAAGATGAAGCGCAGAAGAACAGGGATAAAAATATTAAGAAGTTAGAAGATGAATTGAGGTTCTTACAGATTAGAGGTGAGGCATTAAGAGAAGGTACTAAATCATTTTTTGATAATCAACGTGCAATACTTAAAGCTGCAGAACAGAAAGAATTAAAAGATTTAGAAGATAGAGCAATAAAAGAAAAACTTACAGTAGAACAAGTTGAAAAGGAAAAGTTAGCTATTAAAGAAAAGTATGCTAAAGCAGGTAAGGATATTGCTAAACAAGAGTTAGACCAATACCTTCAATTTGCTACTGCAATATTAGGTGCAGCACAAAATATTGTAAGTAACTTAAATCAAATCAATCAATTACAACAACAGGTTGCAACAGAAAGATTAACTAAGGCGTATATAGAACAAAATGAGCTTGATAAAAAGACCATTACCAATGCAGAACAACAAGAAGCTAAGTTATTAGCTAACAAAAAGAAGTTCGCAAAAGATGAAGATGCGTTAAAGAAAAAAGCGTTTGAAGATAATAAGAAAATACAGATTGCACAAGCGATTATCGGTACATTACAAGGTGCTGTTCAAGCATTCCAATCATTAGCAGTTATTCCTGTTGTAGGTCCTGCATTGGGTGCTGCTGCTGCGGCTGCTGCTTTAATATTTGGTTATAAGCAAGTTGATTTAATTAAAAAGACACAATACCAATCACAATTAGCATTAACTGAAAGTGAAACTGTAAGTGCACCAAAATCAAATCCTGGTAGAAACTACGAGAAGGGTGGAATGATTGGTGGAAGAAGACACGCAGAAGGTGGAACGTTGATTGAAGCGGAAAAAGGGGAGGCTATTATGACCCGTGGCGCAGTTGCTACATTTGGTCCTTTATTATCATTAATGAACCAGGCAGGTGGTGGAGTGGCATTTAATTCAAACTTAACAACAACAAGACAAGATAATCCAATTGTAAATAAACCTGCACAAGAACAAGCACCATTAATAGTAAAGACATATGTGGTTTCACAAGAATTAACGACTGAAGCACAACGTCAAGCAAGATTAAAAAACCTATCAACAATTTAATATGGCTAAGAGTAAATCATCAAACAACAATAAAGTAACATTTGGTAAAAGAAAATGTGGGTCTGCAAAAAAGTCCTATAATAAACATACACCAAAACCTAAACCTTATCGTTCACAAGGACGTTAAAAATATATATATTTATCAATATGATTAAGAAAGACAAATTATTTGAATTAAAAATTGAGGAGGACGATGACGTTAGTGGTATAGATAGTATATCATTGGTGGATGAACCTGCTATTGAAATTAATTGGATGTACTTCAACAAGGTGAAACAACAAGAATTTCATATTCCTGATAATGAGGATGACAAGTATTTAGAAAAATTAAAATCAATTGCACAAGACGAACAGGAATTATTTGACGAAGGTTGGGTAGTTTCAAAAGTAACTCCAATGGGTAAGGAAGGTTTTATTACTGCACCAGACCCAAACGCAGCATCAGTAGAAAATGAGAAGGAATATAGAGTTAGATATAAGTACGTATTAAACCCTGCAGCAGGTACTAATCCTGTTATACCAACTACAAGAGATTTTTGTAGGGAATTGGTGCAAAAGAATTACGTATGGAGGTTAGAAGATTTGGATGCATTAACAAACGATGAAGGTGACCCTGCAATAGTGTGGCGTGGTGGCTATAATTGCAGGCACTTATGGGCGAGAATAGAATATAACTACGATGACACCATTAGAAATAAAGCGTCCGTAAATAGGGGTAAAATTGACCCACAAGCACCACTTGACACAAGGGTATTAGGAATGGAGCAACCATCAACAGTTGTACCATCGCATCCATCGTTCAGTAAAGTTAATATGGAAAGCGTTAGTGACTATCCTGAAAGTATTAGTAATGCGGCTAAAAGAGGAATTAAATTAAATGAAGAAAATGGAAATAAATGCGCCACTCAGACAGGAAAGGTTAGGGCGCAACAATTAGCACAAAAAGAACCTATTAGTTTAGACACCATTAAAAGAATGTATAGCTATTTGAGTAGAGCTGAAACATATTATGATGATGCTGACGAAAATAGTGATTGTGGTTACATATCATTTTTGTTATGGGGTGGTAAGTCAGCATTAAGTTGGGCGGAAAGTAAGTTGAATGATTTTGGTTATGACGTTTCAACTATTGGTGGATATGAAGACCCTGGTGTTAAGAAGAAAAAGAAAGAAAAGAAGTTTGCACAAGATGAAGAAAAACGTATTATAGTTGGACCTGCGATGGTACCTGATTTAGAAATACCACGTCGTACAAAAGACGGAGAAAGTTATTCAGTTTATTTTAGTGCTGAGACCATCAAAATGATAAGTGAGAAGTATATGAAGAACCAATATACACGTAACAACGATTTGATGCACGATGGTACAGCAGTAAAAGATGTGTACGTAATTGAAAGTTGGATTAAGGAAGATATGGAAGACAAGTCAAACAAGTATGGTTATAATGACCTACCAATCGGTACGTGGTTTGTTGCAATGAAGGTAGCTAAAACTCCTGAAGGTGATAGAGTGTGGGAAATGGTAAAATCAGGCGAGCTTGCTGGCTACTCGGTCAGCGGATGGTTTGAAGAAGTGGCTGCGTTCTGTCGTGAAGAAATGTTCCTACAGAAAGTAGTAGAAGTACTTAAAAAATATAAATAAAAATAAACCCCTCAATTACGAGGGGTTTTTTGTTATACTACTTCTTTATAAAGTTCCAACATAAACTCAAATAAGTCATATTTTTCTTGATGGTCTTTCCATCTATCTTTTAGCAACTCATAATTTTCACCAACCCAATTGTACATATCATTTGCGTATGGTTTTTTACCACTATCACAAATTGCTATAACAAACAACTCGTAAGGAATATCCTTTCTTTTGTGTGTGTTAGTGTCTAAATAATCGTTATAAATACCCTCTTTATTAGTTGAATAAAAGGTAGTTACATTTTCAAGGTAGTTTCTTAATTTCATCTTATTTGGTGTTCAGATTATGACCTGTTCCCGTATTTAATTATTGTTCCACAAAATTAAATAACTTTTACCAAACCACCAAAAAAAACTTTTCCACATACTTATCCACATTATTTTAACTATTTTGGGGAAAAAGTGGGAATATATACATAAATGTATATTTAGTAATAGAATTAATAAACAAATAAAAATTAAATAGATTATGTCTAATCCAAAAAACGCTATTAACGAGATTAAGAAATTAATGGTTCAGTTTGGTTTTATGACCGAAGAAGCTACACCTCTATCATTCAAATTAGTGGACGGAACAAGTATAAACGCTGAGGCGTTAGAAGTTGGTAAGTCAGTTGTTAAAATCAGCGAACAATTTGAAGCAGTGTCTTTAGAAGACGGTACTTACCGCACTAAGGACAATTTTGAGATTGAAGTTTCTAACGGTGAAATTACTGCTGTTAAAGAAATTTTCGTTGAAGCAAAATTAAAAGATGGTACTATCGTTAAGGTTGAAGGTGAAGGTTTAGCTGAAGGTGCTGCTGTAAAAGTAATTACCGAAGATATGCCTGATGGTATTGCTGCACCCGATGGTCTCCATATGTTAGAAGATGGAACTGAAATTGAAACTAAAGAAGGTTTAATCGTTTCTATTAAAGAAGCAATTAAAGAAGGTGACGCTGAAGTAGATGCTTCAGAAGATGCAATGCCAGAAGGTGTTGACGGTGGTGACCCAATTCAAATTGAATTAATAGAAATGTTAAAGGACTTTATGAAAAAAATGGCTGAGAAAATGTCTCAAATGGAGAACAAAATGTACTCAGTTGAAAATGAATTTAACGCATTTAAAAAAGAACCTGCTGCTAAGAAAATAGCTGACGGTAAAACAGAATTTAATAATGTTTCTAATGGTGCTGATGATAAAGTGTCATCAGTATTAGCTTTTAGAAACGCAAATAAAAAATAATTAAAAAACAAAAAAACGAATTATGAAAATTTATTCAAAAGACGAATTTAACTACGTAGTTTCAAGTATTACTGGTTTCACAGACCAATCATCACAAGAAATTGTAGCTAAAGCACTTATCGGTGCAACAACTCCATCAGCTTTAACTGTGAAGCTCGGGGTCCGCGGAACCCAACAAATCCAATTGTTAAACTCATCACCAGTCTTCCAAACAGGACAGTGTGGATGGGATGCAAGTGGTACAACAACTTTTACACAAGTTAGTTTATCTTCTCAACACGAGAGAGTAAATGAAGAATTATGTTTCCAACAATTATGGGACACATATCAATCATTGTTATTACCAGCAGGTCAAGACCCTGAGACTGTACCTTTCTTAAATCAAATTATTGATTTAAAAGTTAAGCAAATTCAACAACGCATTGAAACAAAATTATGGACTGCAACAACTGCAGGTGGTGATAGTTTTGATGGTTTTAGTAGCTTAATCGTAACAGGTGCAACATCAGTAGCAGCTTCAGCATCAGGTACAACATTCTCATCAACTGCAGCATACGGTACTAACGGTAACCCAATCACTGAAGTAGATAAATTAATTTCTGCTTTATCTGATGATGCTTTAGTTTTTGACGATTTGGTAGTTTTTATGAGCTATTCCAACTTCCGCCTTTACAATCAGGCTTTAGTAAAAGCGAACTTCTTCCAAAACTATATTGGTACAACTAACGTAACAGGAAATATGAGTGCAATCCACCCATCAACTAACGTTAAAGTGTTACCTACATTAGGTTTGGCAGGTTCTAATAAAGTTGTAATTATGCCAGCACAACTGTCATTCGTAGGTTTTGATTTAATGTCCGACCACGAAAAGATGGATGCATTTTGGTCAAGAGATTTTGACGTATTAAAAATACGCGCAAATTATTCTTACTCGGCTAATATCGCAACATTTGCAGGAACAAATTATTTCGCAACAAATAACTTAGCGTAATTTAGAAACCTAAAAATATAAAAACAAAAGGGGTGAAAGTCCCCTTTAACATAAATTAAAAAAAAATAAATTAAAATATTATGAGTTGTTTTATTTCAAGTGGAGTAGCAATTGGTTGTTCTGATAGTATTGGTGGCGTGAAAAAAATATACGTTGGTGGTCAATCTGGTTACACATCAGGTTACACTTACAACGTTGCTGGTTCAGTTACTGGTGCAACAGATAGTGGTGATGTTTCTTATTATGCTTTTGATATGAAAAGAGGCGTTTCAAGCTATGTGCAGACTACCACAAAAAATTATGAGAACGGCACCGTTTATTGGGAGCAAGTTCTTACTGCAGTATTAAATAAAATGGATGCTGAAAAGCGTAACCAATTAAAAATCTTAGGTCAAAACGACACTTTACAGATTTTAGTTGTGGACCAAAATGATAATGTGTATGTAATGGGTCAAGTGAACTATTCTTACTTATCAGGTGGTGATGCACAAACTGGTTTAGCGTTGGCTGACAGAAATGGTATGACATTAATTTTCACGGCGCAAGAACAAGAGCCGAGTAGATTATTAGCTGCACCATCAGGTTATACAGGTAATACTCCAGAAGCATTAATCGCTGCTGTATTTACAGGTTCAACGATTGTAGGATAAATGTTCGTCCTTTAGGACAATTTCTATATCTAAATCTAACGAAAAGAGGGTCTTATGACCCTTTTTTTTATATATACACTTCCAACTTGATTTTTTTTATATTTAGTATTATATGATAATATTACAAAAGGGACAAGTTAATGAGTTGGTGTTAAACATCAACAATAACTCAAGAACCGACTTTTCGGGTTATACCCTAACATTTTTACATATTCTATCACAGGAAGAAAAATCCTATACTGTTAGCACGTCTAATCCACTGCAGTACGCAGAAAATATTAGGTACTGCGAAATAGTATTAGATTTTTATACTGATGATTTAAACTACGAAGGACAATATCAATTAGAAATATTCGGTAATGGTACACAAAAAGTATTTACGGGTATGGCGAGATTGAATGGTACTACAGAAAAAGGAAACACATTTACTTCATACGCATCTCCTGATGAAGATAATAGCAATTACATATACATACAAGATTAATTATGAGTGAAGAAAAAATAGAAAAACAAAAATACAAATTAGCAAAATCAGACTTTAGACAGGAACCATTATTACCAATATTTTCTGAGGTAATTAATCGTTTGGATTTTGTACTCTACGGAGAAGGAAATTTGATGCCACAATATCTTATATCAAGATATAACAATTGCGCAATCCATAAAGCAATCATAACCTCTAAGAAAGAACAAATATTAGGTGATGGTATTGTTAGTATGAACAACCCAATGGTTACTATCAATTTAATTAATGATAGTGAGGATGTTTCTGACGTACTTGAAAAGTGTGCGTTGGATTTAGTATTGTTCGGTGGATTTAGTTTAAACGTAATATGGTCAAAAGATAGAAAAAGTATTGCAGAAATATACCACATTGATTTTAGTAGAATTAGAAGTGGTAAGATTAATCCTGAAACAGATAAGATTGAAAAATATTATTACTGCGCAGATTGGTCTAATACTAAGAAGTTCAAGGTAGAAGAATATCCTTGTTTCAGTCAGAAAGAAAGTGACCCAAATCAAATCTATTACTACAAACAATATTCACCATCACAATCGTACTACCCACACCCTGATTATAGCGGTGGACTTAGTGCAATTGAAATTGATGTGAACATAAAAGAATTTCACGCTAATAATTTAAAGAATGGTATGTTACCTTCTTTATGGATTAATATGAATAACGGCATTCCTGGTGAGGAAGAACAACGTTTGGTTACACGTGCATTAGAAAGCCAATTTACGAGTGTAAATAATGCAGGTAGACCAATCATCAGTTTCAACGAAAGCAAGGAATTATCCCCTGAAATAACGCAAATAGCTACATCAGGTAATGACCAATACTATCAAACAATTTATGACGATATTGTACGTTCTATTTTGTCTGCACATCGTATTTCAAGTGGTGAGTTATTCGGTATTAGCACTGCAAACAAGTTGGGTAGCAAGGATGAAATAAATACGCATATTGAATATATACGTAAGTCAGTAATACAACCATATCAAAAACAATTGTTGGGTGTATTTGACAAGCTATTGACCCTTAAAACAGGTGTCCCAACAACATTAGAAATTAAACCAATGAGCATATATGAAGTAGGTGATATAGAACAACAACCTACCGTAGTAGACACTCCTGAAAATCCAACACAAATATAATATGGCTAACGTACTACTCGTCTCAGAAAATAAAATAAAAGCATTCACAAATTTAAATAAAAATTGTGATATTGATGCTATACGTGCTGAAATTGGAATAGCGCAGGATATTCATCTCCAACCATTATTAGGAACATTATTCTATACTCATTTATTAGACCAGGTTAGCGCAACAGGAAATACTTTTAACGCTGATGAATTAATCCTTGTCAACGATTATATTTCCAACTACCTCATACAAATGAGTTACTACGAAATTATACCTTCACTACATTTACGTTCAATGAATGTTGGTGTTGTTAAAGCAGGTGCAGTTGATGGTGGACGTGATGGTGTAGATATTGAAACGATGAAGTACCTACGTAACATTCAAAAACAACGTGCAGACTTTTATATGATGCGTCTACAAGATTATCTTATCACAGGACGTGGGCAAAACAAATTCCCTCAATACAATAGTCAAACTACTATTGATGGTATGATTGCAAACAGGTCAGAAAAGTACAACTCTCCTATATACTTAAACCACACATCAAGGTACGGTTATAGTTTAGCGCAAACAATGCGTAATTTGGATGTATATTCAGACCAGGCACACTATAACCCTCCTTGTACTGATTGCGGATATTAAAACTATTTAAATGAACGACACAATTATATTACTCATATCAAACGTATTAACAGGAGCTGTAGGATTTTTTGCAGGTAAAAGACGCAGTGATGCAGAAACAGATAATCAGGTGCTACGCAATCTTGAATTATCTATCAACCTTTACAAACAAATGATTGATGACCTTAAAGCTGAAATACACGAACTAAATAATAAGGTGCAGCACCTACAAAAAATGGTGGATGAACTTATGGCTGAGAATAAAAAATTAAAAAAACATAACGGATTATGAAATTAGAACAGATTGTAAAATTGAAATTTGGTAATGCACCAAAAGCAGAAATGGAAGCGTACCCGTGGGATGAATGTATGGCAGACCAAATGGAAAGATATGGTGATGAAGAAACAGCTAAGAAAGTGTGTGGAGCAATTAAAGCAGGAATGAAAAAATCTTTTGCTGAGGGTGATGATTTGGAAAATGCTTGTTGGGAAGGTTACGAACCAATAGGTCTAAAAGAAGTAGATGGTCGTATGGTGCCAAATTGTGTGCCAATTAAAGACAAATAATCATCAAGTGAATAGTTCTATCAAAAAGAAATTAGAGTGTCTTAAATGGTCTGCATTTGAGGTTTATGTGCGTTTAGCATTAGCGTGGGTTATAGTTGCGTTGGGATTTGAGATTGTTATGCTTCTTATAGAACTTCAAAAGGAATTGATAGGATAAAGTATTAGCACTCCTGTAATAGCAATTTTCCTCACCTGTTACCCACTGCAGATTTTCTACCCTATTGTCGTGTCTTATATGGTTGATGTGATGCACTTGTTCCTTACCCCTTACCTTAGGGATGAACGCTGCTGCAACCAACCTGTGGACCCTAAAAAACACCTGCTTCTTATCCTTGTGCAGACCAATACGTTTGTAGCCATTATCAGTTTTTTCTTTTAGGATTTTGCCAGACAAATTCCGTACACGACCAGCACTGCTAACTTCATAATCGTAACCCTTAATTCTTTTCCATTTTTCCATAACACTATTATAGAAAAAATAAATGACAAAAAAAAACCCCGTAGCCTCAGTGAAAAGCTACAGGGTATATCCGACATTAAAAAAGAAACGTTTTAAAAAACCCTGCAGTGAACCTTATAAAGCTGCAGGGTATATCCAACCGTATAAAAAAGAAATTGATAAAAGAAGGGTGGCTGTATAACAAACTATATGAAATGGCACTATCAAAATAATAAATCACCACCCTTCTTATTATAAATATAGGAAAAGCACACCACAATTCCAAATATTTATAATTATTTTTATAAATTAATTTCTGTACGCAAGGTAAAGCCATTATCATCCTGCGACACAATTGTCTGCGTAACCAATCCATTATCAAACATACGTTCAATTAAAAGCATACGCTGCGCTTTACATATGTCCTCATACAATCTATCATTCATTTCGTTACGATTGGTTGGAAACGAAATAAACAGACAAGGCATCCCGTGTAGTTCAGGGTCGTAACGTGTTGTTAATGCTTGTGGGTCAGGTAGACCTTCAGAAGGAAAGTGTAGCTGCAACAATCTTTCAAACTCATCATCCTCATTTTTTCCAAAAAATTTAAAGTCTGCCATACTAATAATAAATTTGTAACCAATCTAATGGTGGGTGCTTTAATTTAATTACCAACTCAGTCCACACTTCAATCAATTCCTTCTTGTTTAGCGGCATTAGTGACTTGATGTAGTCGCAGTCAAAATCGTCCCCTGTTTCGTTCTTTAACCATTCAATCTGTTGGATGATTAGTTTCTTGTTGTCGCGTTGTAGCTTGTAGCTTTTTAGTTTCATATTATTTCTATATTTGTTTTTTTATTAACCCACTCGTAATTAAACCCCTCGTGATAATATCCACTCACATCAGAAATATAATCTGATATACTATCTTCTATCCAATCTTCCTGTAAATGTTTTTCATCCCAATCGGTAGCATCAATAATAATTTCAGTTGGTTCTGCGTTGAAGGTTTTATCATATTCCTCTTTTGTTTGGTCGTCCATATGGTCTTCGTAATTGTAATACCATTTAATATCGTACACTCTAATTTGTTTCATATTGCTTTTTCTATTTTATCTAATACGTTATATAATTGTTTGAATAAATATTCTTTTTGTGGTGCAAGGTCTGCAGGTTCAGTTGCTGCGTTAGCACACACCCTTTCAAAAAATTCTATTACTCCTACGATTGCGTTCAATTCTTCCTTGTTAAACTTTAAGTTAGGCATATTATTTATTTTTGAAAGGTTGCTGTATAAAACATCTTTACACAAAATTCATCAAACGTCATTTCCTCCTGATTTATTTTGGTAGTGTATATTTCGTATAGTCCGTTATAGTTGTCTGTAACAAACTTGAGGATGTGCGGTTTTAAATACTCGTCTATTTCTTTCATATTATTTATAATTTATATCGGTTTGTGAATAGGTTTTGACTACGGTTGTTTCAATATCTTCTTCACCCAACCAATCGTACAGATAGGATGCACCAATTTCTGCAAGGTCTTCTACTTCCTGTTCATCATAACCTTGACTGTCAATCAACCATTTCTTAAACTGCATTACTTGTTCATCAGTAAGTTCTACTGTTTCGTAGGTAACAATATCACGTGCTACCCTAATGTTAAACTGTTTCATATTTCTTTATTTATTTTTTTGATGATGCGTGGCGTAAGGTCGTAGTGCTTAGTGAACATCTTTCGTGAGTTTCCTTGTAGCCTATCGCTATTAAGAACCGCAAGTCCAACACCCTCATACCAAAAGTTAATAGCGTCAACTAAAACGTCGCTGCAACCTCTTGAAAATTCAAATTGTGTTTCACCAGCATCAAGTGCGTCGTGTAAGTCAATCAACATTTGTGCAGTATTAGCTTCTTGTTGTGTTCTTATTGTTTCGTGATAAACGTAACTAATTAGTATTGCGGTTATATTACGTAAAGCGTGTGCTTCACTTACTGTTAATTTCATATTATTTAATTTAAGGGATTTGAAATGAATAAACGGTGTCAGGCTGCCATCTTACCACATCAAAAACAATCCACTGCCTTTCTTGTTCTTCTTCGTATGGGTCTGCAATCAATCTGAAGTTCCATAACGGCTGCAGGTTCAAACCTTCCTTGTAGCGTTCAAGACCTACCACGATTGTTCTGCTGTCTTCGTAGTAACCTTCCACGTACCAATCAGGTGGTAAGAAATAGTGGCACTGTTCATTAGCAGCTAAGATAAACTCAATTTGTGCAATTGGATTTTCTAATCCATAAGGGTAGTCGTTAAAGTCAAATATGACTGCACGACCCTCGTACATTTTTGTTGTTGGCATATTAATTGGTTGTTGGGTTATGTAATTCGGTGTGGAGTTTATCCAATATACTTGTCATTACCGCAGTGGTACGTTCTTTATTTGGTAACTGCAATTCAGATTTTTCTTCTACTACTTCTAATACACCATATATAAACCCGTGCAGTGTAGTAGCTTCTTGTGGTGTTAAATTAATTTGTGGCATCGTCAGATAATTTTGATAGTGAATAAAATAGCACCGTGTAAAGGTTGGGGTCATTTTCATACCACGCAATTTGTTCCTCACGAATATCGTGCAGCAAATAGCTACCGAATATTGAGGTGATAAACGCACCGCCAAAATTATTGGTAGGTTCGTCACTTGCATAATGTACTTCAAAATCCTCAGGGTCTGCCATCGGTGCATTCTCGTGCGTCATAATAAAATCAAACGCATCTAACATAATTTCTTTTACTTGTGGTACGCAGTCAGCAAAATTGATTGCTGCATCTTTTTTAATTAACTCTACTTTCATTTTAATTGTTTTTTAATTGTTTTTGAATGTGATTGGAAAAGTTTTTAAGGTCTTCGTTAGTGGTGTCCCAATTGAAGATAAACTCAGTTAGGATTTGGGATAGACGGCACACTTCCTGTACTGATGGTTTAACACCTAATAATGTGTACAGTTCAATTGCACGTTCCATTTGTGATTGACGGACGATAAGTTCATCCTTGTCTTTTGGACATTTGATAGCCATTTTTAAAGTTTTTAATTGTTAATACTAACACTAATATACGCACTAATATTGGTAAAAAAAAATGTGTAGCTAACTATTTTTCCACACCCGTCTTATAACTTCATTTACGAAATACGGAAATTATTTTAAGATTGTTTGGATTTACCGATTTTTTCCCTTATTTATTAAATGTACTATCAGCGACAGGACAAGTTGATATTGGTACCCTGAGGGTTTTTAGTTAGCTGCGTTAGTCATTTTCCGCACGACAGTAAGGGATATACAGGTGGGGTAATCTGCAAATAGCAGTAGGCGTACCTGGTACAAAAAAGGTCAATAGGTCTAAAGAAGATATGGGGAACAAGTAAAGTAGTTCACACGATTTTATAAAACTGGTCTTCTGAAACTTATTGGGTGTGTTTAAAACAAGGGTAGCCAGAAGTGTGCCTAATACAAACCACAAGTGTTGAGGACTTAATTAAAACAATATACAATGGGAAGTAATATTACAGGGTGGAAGTGGAGGAATGAAGAAATTAGTATGAAAGAATTTTATTTATTACCACAAGAAAAAAAAATTGAGTATATTTGTTCTATTGAAAAACTACCAGCAGTTGAAAGAAGTAGTATGGATGAATTACTACTCAACAGATTTGGTAATACCAAAAAAAACAATTATTTTACATTAGAGGATTAGTATGGAAACACAAGAACAATTAGACAAGTGGATATATTCCTGTCTAAATTATTATAACAAAAAATCAATTTTCAAAATGAAGACAAACGAAGAAAGGTTCCAGCAGTTGGAATTAGCACACGCAAGATTGTACAATCAGTACCAAAATCTAATTGAGGATTTTGATAATCTTAAAGAACAATTGGATGAAAGGTTTAGTGACTTAAAATCTTTTATTGTAGCATCCTCAACGGAAGAAGTAGTAGACCTACCTGAAACCTTAGTACACAATAAAGATTATACTGGTGTAATATCTGCAGTATTAAAATCTACTCCAACCAAATGGAATAACAATGACTGGACTAATTGGGAAGTAAAGTTAGAAGGTAAAGATGATTATGCCTACATCGCTTTCATTCCATCAGAACATATTTTAGCAGCAGGTGACAAGGTTAGGTTCCAGTATGTACATCCATTCCAATTAAAGAAATTAAAACAGATATAATATGAAATTAAAGATGAATGACGACTACAGATATGATGTAGATATGGCGCAAATGGATTGGCAGGTAGAGGATAGCAATCCATTCTCAACAAGAGAGTTACCGAGTATTAACTTGTTCAACGCAATCATAAGAGGTAAGATTGAAATGAAAAGTCATATGCAGACCTTGAAGACAGGTAACCTGTTTATTGAATATCAAATAGACAACAAGGGTGATGGTGTTCTTGTACCATCAGGTCTATCCAAAAGCGAAGCTAACTTTTGGTTCTTGAACATTGGTGATATGGGACTATTCCTGTCTGATGATTTTCTGCAGTGGATATTTAAACATCAAGATAAATTAGAAATAGAAACTAAGACCAACGAGAAGACTGCAGTGGACCACATTGGTCACGGGTTGATAATTCCATTCAATAGAATATTAGAACTACAAATAGATTATTACAGACAGATTGAAGCAGCAGCAGTTCAACTAAGATTAAGAGAATTAAATTTACGTAAGAACACTTGATAAATTAGCTGCGCTATATTATATTTATTGTTAGTGAGAATTTGATTTTTCCTCTAACGTGACCCCTGCATCTTTACTCCCATTTAGTGCAGGGGTTTGCTTTTGATAGAAACGATGATATTTATATATGAAGATATGTTCCAAATGTAAAATAGAAAAAGGTGCAGACCAATACTACACCTACTATCACTCAACATTAAAGAAGCACTACACAAGGGGTGTATGTCAAGAATGTATGAAGGTACAAGCTAAACAGGTCAAGTTAAGAATAAAGGAACGTAAAGCACGTTTAAAGCAGGAAAGAATAGAAATGATAGAAGTACTCGCAGAACAGAATAAAGTCCCTACAATAGTCCCTAATGAATTAATAGAGGATTTTAGTACCAACCCTGACTACAAGAGTTGTACTGCGTGTCAAAAATACAAACCACTTTCCGCTTTCTATCAAAATAAAAATACATTATATTATCATTCAAGGTGCAAGGATTGTCATCGTGATTATTCCAATGGTAAGTTGATAGACTACTATCAGGAAAAGTATAGGACAAAAGGTGGTAGCGAACGTATTTTACCGAAGGCAGGAACTTTCGTTGATATTTATCAAGAGGAACAGGTTACGTGGCTCCTGCAGCTAATTGGATGGCGTAAAGAAAATGAGGTGTGGGTCAAGGAAGGAATAAAGAAAGTAGTGGATGGAAAAATTGTGTGGGATAAAATACTAACAAAAGAAAAGAAGAAAAAGGAAAGACCTAAACACCCACGAGTATATGATGTAGAAAGAATAGTTCAATTAAGAAATAGTGGACTACTACTCAGGGAAATAGGTTTTATAATGAAGATTAGTAGACAAACCATAAAGAAGATATTAATTAAAGCTGATGAAGAAAAAAGAAATGGTTAAGATTGGACACTTAGATGTACCTGTAGGATATTTTACATTACCTGTGGATGAAAAGGAAATAATATGCAATTCAATATTGGAAAGTATGTTATATATTCTTGAAAAACATACAGACCCTGAGGTGAATAGATTTGAAATACTCAATAAGATAATAGACAGCAGCATACTAATGAACGAACACGATGAGAATTATGAGGTAGCAGGTGTTCTATTTGACATACGAAAAATGATTAATGAATAAAGATATAGAAACGTTCCTTGCAAAAAATTATTACCTATTAGAAAGTATAGCTAATAAATTAACGAAGGGTGACCCACTAACAAAAGATTTGCTGCACGAATGTATTTTGCAGGTGTTAGAAAAAGATAAGATTGTTCTACACAAGAATGATGATAAGACCATAACATATTACTTCACTGCTATAATGCGTATTAATTATTTTAGTAAGACAAGTCCATTCCATTATAGAATAAGAAGGGAAAGACAAATAATGAATGTAGATGTTGCAACGTGTTGGGATATATCATACGAACAACAAGAATTTGAAACAGAAAGAATATATCAACTATTGGAGGAGAACTACGCAGAACTTGATTGGTTCAAGAAGAGCCTGTTAGACCTTTATCTTTCTCTCAACAGTAGTATGAATGCGGTAAGTCGTAAAACAAATATTCCCAAAACAAGTATTTCTCGTTATATTAATGAAATAAGAAAGATAGTCAAGGAAGACATAAAGATAAAATTAAACAGATAAACAATGCCTTGTGGATGCAAACAACCAGTGGTAAGAAACCCTAAACCAACCCCTGAGGTAATTAAAATAGAAACGGATGGCGAAAGCGAAACAAGTAGTACAGAAACAACAACAACCGATAGTGAGTAGTATATCCAATGAGGATATATTATTTGCACATATGGTTTTAAAAGCGAGTGGTGCTACACAAGAATATAAAGATAAAGCGAACAATATATACAAACTTATATTTAATGAGGATGTAGTATATGGATGCTGCAAAAATAAAGCGTATATAAAGTTAGACCATTATATACGTAACACATTAAAACTATTATAATGGAAAAGAAAGGACGTAAGACCGATGAGTTGGAGTTTGAACAGGTAATGGAACGAGTGTACTATATGATGCTGTACGAACATTTATCTTATCGTGAGTTTGCAAGTAAAGCTGCGAAGGAATTTAAAATAACAGAACGTCACGCAGAAAGATTATGGAAAGAAGGGAGAGATAGATTAAAAGAAAGGTTTAAAAATAATCAGGAAGAAATATTGGAGAACCATCTAAATCAATTATACGATTTGTTAAAGAGATGTAGAGATGATAATAACAAACGCACAGAACGTGAGGTACTTGCAGACATTGCTAAGGTATATCAACTTGAAGTGAAGAAGGTAGACATTACAAGTGGTGGAACACCAATAGCAATAAACATAAACTTAGA